AGGACGATCTGCCGGACCTTGGGATGCGCCTCGGCCAGCCGCAGATCGCGCTCGATCTCCTCATAGCTCCAGGACCAGAAGCTGAAGGATCGCATGAGCGGGCCGTAGACCGGCACAATGGCAACGCCATCGACGAGCCGCGCGAAATCCGACCCGTCGAGCCATTCGCCACTGATCAGCGCGCGCGGAGCGGCATCATCAGAGAACCGCTCGGCCCGGGTCTGCAGGACCTGCGCCGAAACAACGTCGTCACGGCGCATCGCCCAGACGCGCGAGGATCGGTCAATCAGCATCGGGCTTCTCCTGGTCGTTGCCATCGGTCTTGTCGTCGTCGGATTGTTGTGTGGTCTCTTCGGACGGGCCCGGTGCCGGGGCTGGTGCGCGCGACGCCTCGCGCTCGTCCGTTCCGTCCAGCGCCCGGCGCCGACGCACCGTCCGGTAATCGGTGCCGAAGCGCTCGGCCGCCACGCGGGTCAGGCTGGTGACGCCCATGTCGAGGTACTTCTCGTCCGCCGTCGCATCCTTGACCGGATCGATGGTCGGGCGCGCAGGCCCCATCCAGGCGGCACCGAGCCAGGCCTGCCGGCGCAGCGGGTTGGTCAGCAAGCCCGGTGCCTTCAGGAGGCCGCGCGCAACCGCTTCGGTGATCACGTCCTCATAGACAGGCGCGCAGAACTGCGAGACATGCAGTTCCCTGTCCGCACGAAAGAACTGCCAGGCCATTTCCATGGCCGCCCGGCTGGCTGAGTAGCTGGCCTGAAACTGCTTCACGAGCAGCTCGAAAGGCAGGTCGGTGCCAGCGCCGACTTCCCGGGCGACGGCATCGATAAAGGGTCCGAATTGGGGGTTCGGCCGGTTCGGTGCGAAGTTCTCAATCGACTCGTCAGGCAGCAGGTCATAGACCAGCCCCGGTTCGTCCAGCGTGATCTCCGACCTGTCGGCTGTCGCGGCCCCTTTGCTGGTGGCGAGCCTCGCCAGCGATTCTGACAGATCGCCATCCTCGGATTTGGTGGTGATCGCGAAGATTGCCGACACCACGGCCGCCATGAGTTCGGCCTCGGTATAGCGCGAGCGCTGTTTCAGGCCCTCGATCACCGGCGCCAGCATGGGCGCATAGCGCGTCATGTCCGGACGCTCGCGGGGACCGTGGATGTGCAGGACCAGCTTCCGCCCGTTGGCGTCATAGGCCGGAACGCGCGTCCAGGTCGGCGCACCGGCACCATGACGATCGAGCGCATAGCGATCAGCGAAGTGATAGGCGATCGGGGCCCCGTCCTCGTCCATCTCGACGCCGCCCGCGAGCGTCTCAGTGTCAGCGGCCCAATTCGGATTCGACAGCCGGTCCGCCTCGATCACCTGCAACGCGGTCGCCAGCAGGCGGCCCTTCCGCGTCTTGAAACGGCGCACAACAAAGCAGTCGCCGGACTTCAGGCGCGAGCGATAGACCAGGTCCTCGAGCTCGGCGAAGGTCTGGTGACGGGTGATGTCGCAGTCGGTCGACCAGGCCCAGTCTGTCCAGATATCGAGCGCAAGCGCCTCCCATTCCTCGGCCTGCTCGGGCGTGAGCCCCAGGCGGTCGGCGTCGACTTCCGGCCGCAGCACATGGCCCGGGCCGATGACATTGACCACCTTGGTGGTGACCGCACTGCGGGCGAGCGGGTCGTTGCGCACCAGATCCCGCGACCGGGCCCGCAGAATGTCGAGGTCGGGCAGCGTCTCGTAATCCGCGCTGGCGCCGGCTTTCGCCGCCCATCCCTTCGTCGCGTTCCTGTCGCGGCGCGCACCGGCATATCCCGACGCAGCGGTGAGCACGAAACGGGCGGCGCCGCGCAACACGGCACGCTCCGGCGCGAAGAAGCCGATCGCCCGATCCAGCGCATTCAGCCGGATCGGCGCGCGCGGCCCGCGGCGCCTGCTCATCGCGGCACCGCCGCGCGGAAGCCGCCCCGACCCTGCTGCCGGCGCAGTTTCGCCTCGAGGCGGGCCTCTTCTTTCGAGAGCCACCCGAGATCGAGCCTGGTGACCTTCTGGCCCTCGATTTCGTAGCTCTGCATCCCGCCGGTCAGCAGGCCGTTGATCGCCGCCTGCACCAAAGCAAGCCGCGCCGCGTAGTCGATCGCCATGTCGGTCTTACCTCGCTCGGCCCCGCACGCGGCGGCCGGGTTTCTGCCCTTCCGGGCCTTTTGTGTCTTTGGGTGCCTCGACCACCGGCGCAGCGACCGCGACCTCGAAGAGATCCCCCTGCGGATCGTCGGGCGGCGCATTGCCGAAACGCTCGAGGCGCAGCTGCGCCCATTGATCAGGCGTCAGCCGGTCGAGGCGCAGGTGGTGGGCCATGGCTCGCGCATAGCCCGCGATGTCGAGCGCCTCGTTCGGGCGCCCCGTCAGCTTTTCCCAGCGACGGACGATCTGCCCGGATTTGGTCTCGATCTCGGCCAGGTGCTCCGAGGTCAGCTGCTCGGCATAGGCAAGATCGACATCGCCCGGCAGGATCATCGATCCTGGCGCCCAGGGCGTCACCTCTTCTGGCGAGGCCGAGCGGGCTTCTGCGTGATGGATCGCCTTGCGGATCGAGGCGTAGAGATCCGATTTTAGCGCGAAGGTGCCCACCGGCCAGAGGACCGCCCCTTTCGGCACCCGCTTGCCGTTCCATTTCACATCGACCTTGCGGGGCGTCCCGATGAACGGCTCGGTGCGCCCGTCGCGACCATCAACGGCAAAGACGCCCGGCCTGCCCCGGCAATAGTGGTAGACCGCGTGGCTCGCATAGCCCGAGTCGATGGCCCAGGCGTCGACTCCGATCTCGCCACCCGCACCCAGCCGGTAACGCCGGGCCTCCATCATCGCCGTGTGCCGCACCCAGGTTCCGGCGTCGTAGGGATCCCCTTCGATCACGCCCCAATCGACCAGCCAGCGGGTCATGCCCTCCGACCAGCCCCAGACCGCCCATTCCAGGCGGTTGCCCTGAACGTCGGTGGCGCCGGTCAGCACGACGGGGCCATGCGGCAGCACCCCCCGCGCGAGCTCGGCCACCCGGCTCTTGTGCAGCTTCTCGGCGTCGGGCGCGTCGCCCTTGTCTTCCCAGGCCTCGCCCAGAACCTGCTGCGAGAACACCTTCAGCCGATCATGACCTGCGCGCTTTGCGTCCAGGTACTCGGCGACGATCGAATCCCAGCTCGAGAACAGCGTATAGCCGCGCCAGATATGGAACCCTCGCACCCGCGTAGGAACGACCCGAGCCTTCCAGGTCGGCAGATCTTCCGGGGCGATCACGTCGCCCGGGCCATCGTCGCCCGCGGTCGGTATCCAGACGCCGGCCTGCATCATCGCATGCTTATCCATGTGGTCGATCACGCACCCATTCGCCGCGCATTCGAACCAGGCGCGATGCGGCCAGCCGTCGCTCTCCCATTTGAGGCGATCGAAGCGCAGCAGCTGGTAGGCGCCGCAATGCGGGCACGGAACATAGCGCCGCTGCTTGTCGCTGCGCTCATAGTCAGCGGTGATCCGGCAGCTTCCGAGGTGGCCGGGCGTGGAAACCCAGAGCCGCTTGCGATCCCGTTCATAGATCTCGGTCCGGGCCTTCAGCTGGGCGACTGGATCGCCCCGCTCCCCTGCCTCGGCCGGCCATTCGCTGACCTCGTCGCCGATCGTGTACCGCGCCGACAGCATCTGCAGGCCCTTTGACGAGCCCGCGAAGGTGATCTGTGCGAACCCGCCGTGAAACCGCTTGTAACTGGCGGTGCTGCCGCGCTCGGTCTTCGTCGTCAGCTCCAAGACCCGGCGACGCAGGCTCGGCGTTTCGTCGATCGTCGGCTGCAGCTTGGTCCTGACGTATTTCGTTGCCTCGTCATGGCTCGGCAGAACGATCATCACCGGGCCGGGATCCTGCTCGACGACATAGCCGAAGAAATTGATACCGACCTCAGACCCGCCCACCTGGGCGGATTTGATGAACACGACATCCTCGGCAGGATCCTCCGGGCCGAGCGCCTCCATGATCCCGATCAGATGCGGCGCCCGATCATGACGCCATCTGCCGGTATGCCGCGCCCCGCTCTCGGACGAGATGACCCGCCGGGCCTCGGCCCATTCGGGCACGCTCATGCGCTTCTGCGGGCGGATGGCCTCCGCAAGCGCCTTGAAGACAACGGGCCGCGCCGGGTGGCACAGCTCCAGGGCCTCAGGCCGCATCGTCTTCCGAATCCACCGGCGACATCGCCAGGATCAGCGCCTTGGCGCCCTGCTCGAGGAGCCGGTGCATCAGATCCTCCAGCGCGCGTTCCATGGCCCTGGGATCATCGATCCGTGCCAGCGGCTCGGCGCGATCCTTGGCGATCTCGGAAGCCTTGCGCTTCAGGATCTCGCCCGCCGCAGCGATCTCTGATTCGACCCGCGACCGTTCAAGCGTCATCTTCAGCCGATCGGCCAGGTCCAACTCGGCGGTGATCGCCTTCGCCGCCTCGCCGCGTGCGCGGTGATCGTTGAGCGCCTGGTTTCCGGCTGCAGGCCTTTCGCTTGGCGATTCGCTGAGGCGGACAGGGTTTCCCCGGGTCTGCAGTTTCGGGTTCGCGACCGAATCGCGATGTTCCTGAAGCACAGCAGGATCGACGAGGCCGTCGTCGCCCAGAAGGGCCGGATGCTTCTCAATCCATCGCGTTAGGGTCGACCTGTTGATGTTGAGCATCCGCGCAGCCTCAGCGCGCGTGACCCGTTCCATGACCTGCTGTTGCACCTCTGTGTTGTGCAACAGCGATTCTGTTGCACTGTTGCACCCTCGCGGAACCCTGCATGCGAAAAACCAACACGCCTCTGCCCGCCGTATAGGGGATCTGGCCGGAAGGACCCGCGACCCTCTGAAACGCACTGCGCCCGGCAGGGGATGATCCCTCCGGGCGCAGCTTTAGATGATGACAAAGAGATACGATCCGGTGGACCTAGCAGTCAATCCCCTTTCTTCATCGCAGACCCGGGGCGGCCCCGGCCATCCGGTCCAGCGCCGAGGCCAGGGCTTGATAAGCCAGTTCCCGGGTGCTCCCCTTCACCGACCAGCCGCTCCACTTGAGCACCGCTGATACCGACCGCCCTTCGAGGCAGACCATGTCGACCAGGCGCCGGATCGGGATATCCCGCCGCACGCCGGTCTCACGCTGGACCTCCAGCGCCATTCCCGGCCCGATCGCCGCCTGCATCCGCCGGATCACCTCGCCCTCGGCCAAGACCGCGTCCATGAAGGCGCCACCGGCCGAGCCGCCGCCGCGCTGGGACTCGACCGATATGCAGCGCAGCCCGACCGAGGAATGCCGCTCGACCAGCATCGCATAGGTGCGGCCCGCCTCGATCTGGCCGGGGGTGAACGGCGCCTCCCCTCCACGGCGCGCCACCTGCTGGAGCATGACGTCGAACACGTCAGCCGCCCGGGCCGCATCCCTGCCCCGGAACCCGTCATGCTGGACCTCATAGCCCGTCGCCGTGGGTCGGACCGCCTGGGGGGCATAGGCGAGGATACGGCCACGGGCCGGGGCGACGGGGATCTCGGGACCGCAACTCCCGGGCGCCCGCGCCGCATCCAGCATGAACTGCAGGCGCTCGCCCTCATCCTTGCCGGGCCGGGCGATGCCCAGGCTGTCGGCGAGGACGCGTACCGCGGCGAGCTTCATCTTGGCGATCTGCGCCACCGCCGCCGCCATCGTCGCATCATCCACACACACTGAAACCATATCTTGTGCCTCCTTCTTCTCTTCAAACAGCTTCTTGATTCTCGATGGATTAGTTAGGGTCGTCAGGGTCGTGAGAGGAAAGGAACGGGTTGTAAGGCAGACTGCCTTAGCGAGGAGAAAGCGCGGGATAACAGGGGCTTGGCGCAATCGCGGGTCGTCAGGGTCGTATGGGACGTCAATCCTCGCGCTATATAAGAGACATCATCCCCCGAACCCCTCGGCAGTCCCCTTCCCACATACACGCGGGGGCCAAGCTCCCATACGACCCTGACGACCCATGAATGACCGCAAACCGTTGATCCGCCAGCACTTCCCCCGAACCCCTCGCCAGAGCGTTACGACCCACCCGACGTGTCGGGACGTCCCTGACGACCCGCAATTCATCGGAAATGGGGTGCGGGGCATCACAGAAGCTCGCCGCCCTGCCGGCGCATGTCAGCGCGGGCCCTGTCGCTCTGGTGCTGTTCGAAGCGCTCACGGAAGGGCGAGATCAGAGAAATCCCGTCATAGAAGGGGTCAGAGGACTTGCGGGCTGTGAAGCTCTGGCCGGTGCCCGGGCTTTTCCATTTCCCGGCCTTGGCCTTCAGCCGCTTGAAGATCGTGCGCGGTGTCCAGGCGCCCTGCCCGCTTTCGTCAAGCCAGAAGGCGAAGGCGTCGCAGAGATCCTTGGAGCGCATCGAGTGATCGGGGTTGCCGCTCACCCCGCAGCAACTGGTCAGGAAGGTCGCCAGCGGGTCGCTGTCGTCGCGATACTCGGCCGTGGCGGCGAGCACCTGGTCGGGCACCTGGAGGCCATGGGCGAGGTAGTCCTTCAGACCCTCGATCAGCCAGTTGAGGATGCCAGGACGCTCCTCCCAGAGCTTGGCGC